GGGGCTGGAAGAGCTGTGGACTGGCTTGTACCCCACCCTATCAACCGGTGGTCGATGCATCGCCCTGTCAACCCCCAATGGTGTTGGCAACTGGTTTCATAAAACATGTACAGATTCCGAGTCCGGCGCCAACAACTTTCATTTGACAACCCTTCGCTGGGATGTACACCCAGACAGAGACGAGAGTTGGTATAAGAAAGAAACCAAGAACATGTCCAAGCGACAGATCGCTCAGGAGCTATCGTGCAACTTCAACACTTCCGGCGAAACAGTTATTGATCCAGAGTGCATGGAGTGGTTGCTGACAACAGTTAAAGAACCAAAACATCGTACTGGCTTTGACCGCAATTTTTGGATCTGGGAAGAGTTTGATCCAACATGCAATTATTTAATGGTGGCCGATGTAGCTCGCGGTGACGGAGCAGACTACTCAACATTTCATATTATTAAGTTAGAGACGCTGGAGATAGTTGGAGAGTATCAAGGAAAGCCAACATTGGATATGTTTGCTAACATGTTGAACCAAGTCGGCCGAGAGTTCGGAAGTTGTATGTTGGTAGTTGAAAATAATAATGTTGGGTATTCTGTTTTGGATAAACTGACTGATTATGCATATCCCAATATCTACTACTCTATAAAGTCCACACACGAATATATCGAGCAACACCAAGCCGAAGTTATAGCATCAGCAGTGCCTGGATTCACCACCTCCATGAAAACGCGCCCTCTTATAGTTGCAAAATTAGAAGAGTTTATAAGAAATAAACTAATTACTGTATATTCTGCGCGCACCGTTAATGAAATGAAGACGTTTATATGGAGGAATGGTAAGCCGCAAGCCATGAAGGGCTACAATGATGATTTAATAATGGCATTAGCAATCGCATGCTGGGTAAGAGACACGGCATTGCAGGCAAACGCGAGAGACTTAAACTATCAAAAAGCATTCGTGGAAGCAATCTACACAACAAAAACAACAATGAACACACAAATTAAAGGTCAACATGGCTACAAAAAAGACAACATCTTTGATAAAATGTCTGAAGCAGACAAAATGTATCAAGAATACAAATGGATCATTAAGTGAGGAATTAAATGGCACCCAAAGATAAAAACCCAAAAAACGAAGACGCAAGTCTTTTTAAGGCTTTAACGAGATTATTCTCAGGCCCGATTATTAATTATCGTTCTCAATCAGGACGTCGGATTAGAAGACAGCATCTGGACAAATTCTCTTCGAGATTTAAGACGGCATCCGGCCAGCAGTTTAAGAAGTCGTTATATAATCCACTCGATCAGATTGCCACGAATGCAATTCAAAATCAACGAAGGAGCGAACGCTACGTAGATTTTGATCAGATGGAATACATGCCAGAGATTGCCTCAAGTATGGATATCTATGCAGATGAGATGACCACGTATTCCGAACTCCGGCCAATGCTTAATATAAAGTGTCCCAACGAGGAAATCAAAGCAGTCTTGGGAGTTCTTTATGACAATATTCTTAATGTCCAATATAATCTTTTTGGCTGGAGTCGGACCATGTGCAAGTATGGAGACTTCTTTCTATATTTAGACATAGATGAAAAGTACGGAGTCCAGTCGGTCATCGCGCTACCTCCCTCTGAGGTTGAAAGATTGGAGGGTCAAGACTCCACCAACCCCAACTATATTCAATATCAGTGGAACTCAGCGGGATTAACTTTTGAGAACTGGCAAGTTGCCCATTTCCGTATTCTCGGCAATGATAAGTACGCTCCATATGGCACATCTATTTTAGAACCTGCTCGTCGTATTTGGCGCCAACTTACACTAATGGAAGATGCCATGATGGCTTACCGTGTCGTGCGCTCTTCAGAACGCCGCGTGTTTAAGATTGATGTTGGATCAATTCCACCTAACGAAGTTGAACAATACATGGAGAAGGTTGTAACCCAACTTAAACGGCACTCCGTTGTGGACGCCGATACCGGCCGTGTTGATCTGCGTTATAATCCAATGAGTATTGAAGAGGATTACTTTGTTCCTGTGCGCGCTGGCTCAGTAACCGATATCACCACTCTTGCCGGCGCCCAAAATATTACACAGATTGATGATGTTAAATACTTGCGGGACAAATTGTTCTCTGCACTTAAGGTGCCACAAGCATATCTCTCAATGGGGGATGATGCATCCGAGGACAAGACGACGCTAGCACAAAAGGACATTCGTTTTGCAAGAACAGTACAAAGACTGCAGCGCGTTATTATCTCCGAACTAGAGAAGATTGGCATTATTCATCTTTATACTCTTGGTTTCCGCGGCGACGATCTGTTGGCATTTGACCTGTCTCTTAATAACCCTTCAAAGATTGCTGAACTTCAAGAGTTGGAGCACTGGAAGACCAAGTTTGATATCGCAGCTTCGGCCACTGAGGGCTACTTCTCTCGTCGCTGGGTTTCCGAAAAGGTATTTGGAATGTCACACGAGGAAATTATAAGAAATCAACGTGAGATGTATTTTGATCGTAAACACGATGCAGATCTACAACAAGTCGCAGAAGCTGCAGCAGCAGCCGAAACCGCCGGCGCCCTAGGTGGCGACATGGGCGGCGACATGGGCGGCGATATGGGTGGCGATATGGGCGCACTTGGCGGCGAAGAGATGCCCGCCGGCGATGCCGGCGCGGAAGAGCCCGCCGGCGAAGAGTCGGCATTGCTAGCTGTTCCCCCCGGCTCACGTGATGCTCCTCGTTTGACCCCTGGCGCCAAGGGAAAAGCATATCATCCAGTTAAGACTGACAAACGCAAGAGTGCCGGCCCACGCACGCGCTCGTATGCAGGAAAGAGAAGCGCTGAAATGAGCAGCAATACGTCTCGAAGCGTGCTCCCCGGCTCTGAGATGATGATTAAGAATACAGTCCCAAGTCTTGCCAAGGGGATTTATGAAGAACAAGAGTCTATTTATAGTTTGAGAGAGAGGACCGAAGAGGAGAAGTTGTTTGAAGTTAATGATTCCATTCGTAATCTTTTGCAGAGCATGGAAGATAAATCTCTATTAACGGAGCAGAAAGATGAAGCATAACAAAAAGAGAAACTCGGCCTTTGTTTACGAGGCACTTATCAGAGAGGCCACAGTTGCTAGCCTGAGAGGCGACACGCCTAAAAGGGACAAAGTGATCCGGATCATTAAGAAACATTTTAAGGACAATGGCCCACTGAAGAGAGACCTTGATTGTTACCGTTCCCTATATAAGAATCAAAATCTAGATACCAGAATGTCTGAAAAGATTATAAGAGAGGCAAAAATCTCCAGTCGATTAATTGATCCAAAAGGATTGTTTAAAGCTCAATCTAAATTGATTGATGATGTAAATAAAGAATTGTCTCCATCTGTATTCGCGAATTTTGTGCCAAACTATAAATCATTAGCAACCATTTCGCAATTATTTTCGGGGAACCTGTCTCCGAAAAGATCGGTAGTTCTAGAGCAGCATGTCATCCAAGAGATGAGCAAAGGCTCAAATGCCACAGTTTCGGAATCTCCGATTGATAATATAGTCTTTAAAACGTTTGCTGGAAAATTTAATGATAAATATTCTGATGACCTTTTAGAAGAGCAAAAACAATTGCTCTCTTATTATATTTCTTCCTTTGTTGACAATTCGGTAGAATTAAAGATGTACCTAAATGAAGAAATAGCAAGACTCAAGAAGGAAGTATCGCAAGCCAAGAATACTTCTGAGTTCAAAGAAGATAAGGATATGGCTGTCAAGGCAGAGAAGATCGTTGAAAAGCTTGAAAGCTTCGCCTCGCAAAATATCAATGAAGCCGTTCTTCTTACGGTGATGAAGACCCAAAAACTAGTCAAGGAAATTAATAATAATGCCGATAGTAATTAAGGTTGGCCCCAAGGCGAATGAAAAAAAGGTTACGCTAGAGTTAAACATAAGAAGGAGCCTCAGTGGCGATCTCATGGTATTTGATCATGGCGACATTGACATTGTCCTTTCCCCAGCCAACAACAAAGTGGTAGCATTTCCAAAAGAAACCATGAACGATTTGGTATACGGCGCCCAGAATAGGCTTATGAGCTTTTTAAGAACGAGAGGCGTTATAGTTTCCGAGTCGGTTCAGGGAGGCTCGTTTTACGGCTCACTTGAAGGGACTCTTCAGACGCCATCCAACCAAGATGTAAGTGCTTCTAAGTTAGCACTGGTTAACATTTCAACTTTTATTGATGAAGAGCGCCCCTACTTCGAACACGTAGAAGCGATTATCTCGATGTCTGATGACGAGCTAACGCACCCAGACAAAGAAGACTCAACCGAACTGGGAGAGGTTCCGCAGTCCGCAGAGCAGGGTTCGATCCGTCCCGGTTATATTCGCGATCCCTACTCAATGAATTACTTATATACTTTGTAGGATTAGATT